ACTTTTGGTGGAAATGTAGAAACTGCAATTAAAGTCGGAACAAGAATTATTACTACATGGATTATTGATACATATCTAACTCCAGATTCTACGCCATCATTTACTGCTCCACCTAACTTAACAAATAGAGTACCAGATACATTTATTTCTAGTGCTATTGTAGGACTGACAGATTTTAACGTTCCAATCACTATTACTGCTACCAATGGAGCATTAATTTCGATTGATTATGATACTCCTGTTGCTGGTCCAAGAACTTTTGATCCACTCATAAATCAGTTAATTTTCTTAGTTTTAAAAACACAAAACGCTTTAAGTGCTAGTTCCAGTACCACAGTAACTATTGGAGATGCTACACCATTTACGTGGACAGTATCGACATATGCTGTTGCTCCGCCTCCACCTTCTAATCTTGGTACTTGGTATAGTATTAAGACTAAGAAGTATGATGGTCTTTCGATTGGAACTGTTGTTCAAGTATTGAAAGAAAATGTTGTTGATGAATATGGTGATATTGAAGAAAGATTCCCTGGATTCTTGGAATGTGATGGCTCTTCTTATCCTGTTGCCCAATATTCCGATTTGTGGAACATAATTGGAAATACTTATGGTGGTACTGGAGATTATGATGAAACTACTTTTACATATAGTGGTACATTTAATGTTCCTGACTACAGGAATAAAAAAATATGTGGTATTGGAGCATTAGATTCTAATTTTGGTGGTTCTCCTTTTTTACCTGTTGACTCTGGTAGTATAAATCAAGTTGGATCTACTGGCGGATATTGGTATATTGATAGATCTGGTATTGCTGGACCGTTGCCTTTAGAACAAGTATACACTGGAGGAACAGAAAGTCCATTCTTTAGCTTGGGTACAGTTAAAACAATTGGAACTGAGCAACTTACTGGAGAATTGTCATTCAATATTACTGGATCAATTAATGCCATCCTTGGTCCAATTGGTGAAACTACTGTAAATGTTCCAACACATGAGCATGTTTTTTGGTCTTCTGCTGTCGAATCTGATGGAGGAGAGCCAGCAATACCATGGGATACTAGAGCTTTTTATAATTTTGGTGGAGCTGGGCCAGGGCAAGAAACAGAAACAGTAAATGCATTTAGAGGACCAGTTGCTGATAGTGAAGGAATTCAAACAGCTATTGATCTGATTAGACAGATTGGTGGCTCTGGCTTCGTTGAGGAAGTGACAAATACTGGTCTTAATATTGATGATCTAGTTCCTATTGATTCTTCTGAAGATATTAAATTTGGTAACTGGTGGGCTAGCCCACTTTCCACACTACAAGGTCTTGCCAGTGATAGATTATATGATACTGGAGTTCAAGCCGCTACCGATTCTGGCGTCATTGACACTCAATCATCTACGATGAAAATTTCTCCGTATGCTTCTCCTGGAACATTAAAAACACACTCCCACCTCATGAGTCTTGATGCTGCCACCAATCCACAAACTGACTTCACATACGGTAATGTCAATTCTGTAGGAACTAAGTACGCTGGATCTCTTCCAACAGCAAATACTTCTCTAGAAGTTAGTTTTAATCAAAGTGAACTTCTTCTTGAATTAAATCCAGCATCATTTACGTTCAACTCTAGCATTAAACCAATTCCTGTGGTAGAATTACAGCCAACTAAGACTGTACCTCTTGTAACACCGTTTCACAAAGTAAAATATATAATAAAAGCATACTAAAATATTATGACCATACAACCATACAGACCTCTTGAATTGATGAGAGATCCAAAGCTGACTAAATTTGAATTAACAGATTTTATCGGTGTCTGGGAAAATTTTGTCCCTGCAAATTTTTGTGATCAACTGATTCAATTTTTTGAACATACCATTAATAATACAGCAGATTATATTGAACCATCTAGTCCAGTACCTGAGAAACAGTCAGAAGCGTTTGTATTAAATGGTGATGTTCAATATAGAGGTAATTTAAATAGAAAAGATATTTCTATTCTATTAAACTACACCAATGATACTTATAGCTATCAAGTAAATCAATTCTTGAAATCATGTGTTTTACATTATATCGACAATTTTTCTCAATTGAGTAAACTTGCCATGATTTCTTCTGATATTAAATTTCAAAAAACAGAGCCAGAAGGTGGGTATCATTTGTGGCATTATGAAAATTCTGCTCCTGATTATGCTGCCAGGGAATTGACTTGGATGATTTATTTGAATGATGTTCCTGATGGAGAAGGCGAAACTGAATTTTTATACCAGCGCAGAAGAATTAAACCAACCAAAGGAACTGTAGTTATATTTCCAGCTGGAATGACTCACGTACACAAAGGTAATACAATATTCACGACGAATAAATACATTTTGACTGGATGGTATATAAAAACTGCTGGAGTTTAAATATGGAACAACAAATCTTAAAGTCAAATATTGAGATTGATTTTCTCAATAAGTATATTTTTACTCCATCAGAAGATGTAGCGTCTTCTGTCGCTGATGCTAAAACCATCGATGAAAATCTATTAGTAAAATTTTTTGATAATATTGATCCCTTTTGGCATACTGAAAATGATCAACTTCAATATTTTATTCGGTATAGTAATGGAGAATATTTTTGTCAGAGAAGAAAATTGAAGTATGACTTTGCTACTAAAACCAGCTACTGGCAAACATACAACTTAAAAAATGTTCCTGGAGATAAAATTAATGAATTACTTGAAAGAATTCAAGCGTTTATTATTCTCAATGCTGATGTTAAAAAGTTTTTAGCTATTCGTGAAGTTAAAGAAATTGGGCAAGAATCTCTTTTTTACGAAAGAAGGTTGATGAAAAAAATTGCTGAAAAAAATACATTATTATCGGCATCTGATTGGAGAGTTCTTCCTGATGTACTTGATACTTATCCAGGTGAAAAAGACATGTGGATGAAGTGGAGAAACACTTTACGTCAAGAAGTAATCCAAAGACCAGAAAATTTTGATAGTCCATTAGAATTTTTAAAATATATCTATGATTTGAAATATCCAGTAGATCCAAAGCTATATTTTAAATTATATCCAGAAGGAAAGGATGCTGAAGGAAACGAAGTAGAATATCTTTCTACACCAGAACAATGGGTTAAATATGATGTTGAAGCATCTACTGATTTTATTAGTGCTAATGCTGTAAGAGCATTAAATTACACTAAAGGATACGTGGAAGCTAGAATTAGAGTTAAGAAAAATATTCTTAACGTTCTCAAAGAGTTTGATGTTAGTGACATATACCCAGAATATGATATTAATAAATTTGAAGAGGAAACTACGGAATGATATTAGAAATTGAACTATTACGAGATTATGAAATTCTAACAATCCAAAATATTTTAAGTACAGCAGTATATAAACCAGGAAAACTTTCTACTGGCGAAAATACTAATGGCAAAGTTTCTGCTGTAGTTGACCAAAATACAACGGAGTATAAAAAAATATACCAAATTTTATCCAGGTCAATCTCAAATAATATTACGTTTTCGTCTTTATTGACAACTAAAAAAATAACACCGCCTGTCATCACAAATTACAAAACAGGTGGTTTTTATGATTGGCATATTGACGAGATAGAAATAGGTGGTGTTTTAACTCATTACAGCATGACAATATTTTTAAATCAACCAGATGAATATGATGGTGGCGAATTAATTTTAATTAGAGATGGCAAAGAAGAACAATACAAATTACAGGCAGGAAAAGCTTTAATATATTCCACTGGAATGTTGCATAAAGTTGCTCCTGTTCTCAAAGGAAATCGATTAGTTTCTATTTCTTGGTTAGAATCATTAGTGAAAGACGAATTTATTAGAAACTGTATATTTGATCTTGGTAAAGTTAACAAAGAACTTTTAGGTGATAAAGTAGATAGTAACAAGGTATTGAGTTTAGAACAACTTAGAATTAATATGTTGAGACAGTATGGAAACTTTTAGTGGTGATCAAATTGTATCGTATAGAAATATTTTTTCTAGAGAAGACTATTGGAAAATATTAGAATATGTAAATAGACCTCAGTGGGCATTTGGTCATGGTTCAAATAATTCTACGCCAACTACACCATTTTGGGTCATGAATTTAAATGACGAACCATTCTTTACAGACTACTTACTAAATATTATACAAGAAAAAACAAATAAAAAGTTTGATCTGGAACGAGTGTATGCCAATGGGCATATGTTTGGAACTCAAGGAGAACCTCATCAAGATGGTTATTCTGAAAATGCTAGAACATTTTTATTATATGCTGTGGAAAATTGGAGAGTTGATTGGTCTGGAAAAACTGTTTATATATTAAATAGAAATGAACAACATTATGAATTGCCTGAACCAAATAAAGGAGTTCTTTTTCCAGGTAAAATGTTTCATTATGCCGAACAAACAACTAGAAAATTTACTGGTCTTAGAGTCACAATAGCTTGGAAATTACACATAAAGGAGTAAAATGATAATTTCAGAATACAATTGTATTTACTTTGATGATATGGTAGCTAAGTATGTCACTATGCTTGGCAAACCAGTAATTTTTATTAGAGCCTACGGGTGGAATAATGGTGTTGACGAAGAAAAAATTAAACAATCAAAAGAAATATACAAAAATTCATTGCCATTGGATATATACACGACAATGGATCAATGTGAATTTTCTGTAATTGAAATCGCTGACATTGAGGAGGCAATAGAATTTTGTGAAGATAGTTTCCCCGAGTCAGGTGACAAATGTGAGCCAGAATTTTATGTACATTATAAAGTTTTTAATATCCAAGGACAAGTTGTAGCAAGTAACTAAAATGTTTTCTGACAAATTTACTGAAATAAACAACTATAGTTTGGTTCATAAAAAATATTTGAATACTTCTTCCATGATGCCTTGGAGATATACTTCTGTGTTTGATAATAATTGCAAACCAGAAATTAGCGAAGAAGTTAAAAATAAATTTCAGCTATTTTTTTATTATAGATTACAATATGCTGCTCGAATTTTAGAAGATGATAGAAAATATCTAGAAATAACTCACAAAGATAATATCATTGAAGAATATACGGCAATCAATCCAATTAAATTGTTATTTTTTATGGATTCTGGAGAATGGAATCATTTCATTCATACATTGGAAATTACCAATTTAGATAGCTGCAAACAAAAAGTATTTGATTATGTTGGTGACGCAGTTACAGCAGCAAATATTACCTCAGTGACATACGATTCTGAATGTAATGCCACTGGTTTACATTTTCAACATGATCCGTCAATTATGTTGAATCATTCGGAATTAGCAAATAAACTTTGTACTGTAGCTTCTTTAATTAACGGAGTAAAACCAACCTTACACATTAATCCACTCAATAATGAAATCAAGTATAATGTAGCTTTGAGATATGATTCTAGGTCATTTAGATATCCTAAAATATCTGGAAAAATTATGTTTGATTCTTCTGAATGTATTCCAATTAGAGTGAAAAATCAACCACAAACAAACATAGTAATTAATACTTTGCTAGAGCATGAATTGATTACTAGTGAAATGGTAGATTACATGAAAGAAGTCATTCCCGAAGAAACTAAACTTGAGTTTGAATATTCTATTGATGAAGATGGAAATTTAATCGATATTATTGCTAAAAATATTGTGATTCAACAATTTCAAGATGTCTCTAAACAACATGAGCATCCAATGTATGACATATTCGAAAAAAGAAATTTAATTTGAATGTCAGGAGACAATTACACTACTGGCACAGGGGGTTGACGGACCCTCTTTTTTGTGGGATACTATCTGTATCGAAACGCTTTTGACATGCAACTCCGCCCCCACCAGCAGCGAGCACTTGACGCCCTCCAGAAATACCAGT